GGGTCGACGTACGTCAGTTTGTTGGAACTGACGTTACCGATAGTAATACGCACGTGCAGTACAAATTTCGAGTTATAGACGCTGCAGCTTTTATTCTCGATAATAAAGTTTTCACTTATGATGAGCTTTTGAGTTTCGTCATTCTTCTTGCTCGTATACAAAAACATGGATGGAAGGAGGGCACAGATGGAGATGTTGCTAAGGATGGCAAGACTCGGTCAGTGTACCCAAACGCCTTTATCCCGGCGGTAATTGAAGCTATGATCTTCACTCCTTTTAATGATAGATTAAAAGAGTTGAAAGCGCCAATTATGCCTTCGTTGCAAGACAAGCCAACTCGTGTTGATATTTTAAAGCGTATGATAGTTGAGGCCATTAATAATCATTATGACTACCTCGCTGCTGACTGGTCCAAATATGACGCTACAGTGAAAGGTGCTATATTAGCAACAATAATACAATTAGCCGTAAAACCGTTTTTCTCGGCTGATTATTATTATTGGGTGGATGTTGCGACATACATCTTAACATACAAATATCTAATTACGGACACTAATTTATGCAAAATAAATACTGATATCTTTGATCAGGCCAAGAAATCTGCGCCTTACATTGAATCGAAGAACTATACTGTTTTCGGACTTGTAGACGGGTTGATATCAGGTGCGAAATTTACACACGTAGGTGGCTCCTTATACGGAGAAGTCGTGATCCATTATGGAATAGGAAAGATCCTACACTGGGATCCGATCCCCGGCGCTCAAGCCGGTGATGATACACTAATGGGAATACCAATTGATCGCATTAACGCTGCAGACGTTCATGCGACTTACGATCCAATTGAGAAAGCTGCTGGGCAGTTCGGGCTAAAAATGAACGCTAGCAAGCAAATATTTCACCAACAGAACGGTGAAATCGTAAAGGTGTTCCTGCAAGATTCTTACCACTATAGCACGGATACGTGGGGCGTTGGGTCTATTTTCCGACCTGGCGACGCGGTCTGGATGAGTGAACGCGATAAGGGGCTCTCAGTTGCTGAGCAACTTATGGCCGAGATTGCTAGAATGAACCAAGGCGCAGACTCGCCCTTTGTCATTCCAGTTGTTGAGTGGTGGCTTTCCAAGGAGAGATATCTTGGATGGATGTTTAAGGAGTACGGCACAAATGGTTTTCAACGCTTAGTTGATTCCATAGGCAAAGACATAGTCGAAATTGCCCAGAGCATAGATGTCGGATCCTTCAGCTTCGGAGTTAGTAGAGAAGATATGCAAGCTGGTACCCTCCCTATACTCCGCGTAATGGCCGACGTTGCAGGCCAAATGACATTCTCAAGTGAGAATAGAGCTACATTCTTAGCTGACCTTGACGGGGCAAAACAGAGTGGTAGTTCTGATGAAATTACTTCAGAGTTAATCGATGAGGATAGCATCGAGTAATCGTGC